TGGCAAAGTTAAACGTACAAATGATCCACAACGCATGGGTCGTGTGCAGGTATTTGTTAAAAACTTCGGAGGTATTGAACAAAATCCGAATACATGGGTTTGGTGTAGAACATTATCTCCTTTTTATGGTGTTACACCTGGAGACTTGTCTGTAGCAGGTACAAGTGACTGGAGTAAAACACAAAAATCATACGGTATGTGGATGCCACCACCAGATTTAGATACTAAAGTTGGTGTAATGTTTGATCAAGGAGATCTTTCACAAGGGTATATTATTGGATATCCAATGGATCAATATATGAATAATATGATTCCTGGCAATCCATCTTCAACATTAAAGAAAATTGATAGTGAATCACCTGATTATGATGCACAATTGGTTAAGTTAAAAGTTCCTAATGCTCCTGTTACTGAATATAACAAATCAAATCCAGATCTTAAGGCTATAGATGCAACTGAAAAACCATTGCATCCATTTGTTGATATATTAATAGACCAAGGGTTAGCAAGTGATAATATTAGAGGTAATACATCATCATCTGCAAGACGAGAGACTCCGTCTCAAGTGTTTGGCATATCAACACCTGGTCCAGTAGACTTTTTTGGGCAAATTTCAGATGCTAAACAAGGTAATATTCATGGTTCACTTATGGATAAAGAAAGACGTGTAACCGGAAGAGCCAATTCTAGGCAAGGTGGTCATACATTTGTTATGGATGATGGTACTCCACAAGAAAGTCTTGGAGGTAGAATTCAAGGATTTCATAATAACGAGTTAATACGATTGCGTACACGCACAGGACATCAAATTGTGATGCATGATACAGACGGATTGATTTATATTGGATCAGCAAATGGCAAGGCATGGATGGAATTTACAGCAGATGGTAAGATTGATATATTTGCTGGTGATTCTGTTAGTGTACACACTAAAACAGATTTTAATTTTAAAGCAGATAGAGATGTAAACATTGAAGCAGGTAGAAATATTAACATGAAGGCAGAAGGAACATGGAAAAAAGACGCCAATGCTTATCATGATGAGAAGTTAGACGATGTATCAACTGGTGCAATTAGATTAGAGTCAATGGCAGAAACAGAAATTAAAGTTGGCGGACATGGATTTATAGAAGTAAATCAAGATTTTAAAATGGAATCAGTACGTGGACACATAGATATTAGAGCAACGCAAGTGGCAAAAACTGTAGATGATGTGGTACAACCAAGAAAAGATGTAAGAATACACGCAACAGGAGATGTTGACATACTTGCAGGTAATTCAGCAAACGTTGATGATAGCTTAACATCAAATATAAACTTACAAGCAGTTACTGATGACGATAATGTTGTAGGTAACTTTAATTTAAAAACGTCAGGTAAAGTAAGTGTTGATAGTGTGCTTGACACGTCATTAAAAAGTACAGCAAAATTACAAGTATCAAATGCTGGTACAGATATAGATGGAGGAGATATTAATTTAAATAGTGGTACAGTTTCGGTTACAACAGCAGGTGCATCTGCTACGGCAGAACAAGCCACAATTCCACCATTACTAACTCATGATTTAGTTAATACTGATACCCAATATGTATTTCCATATAATACAACCAGCAAAACACCAACATCAGCACGTGGTGATACATTAAAGTTAAAGAGTATTATGAAACGTATGCCAATTCACGAAGCATGGACAAAGCATGAAAATAAAACTAGAGACACAGTAAATTTAGATCGCACAGATAGAGAATATTTAGAACCAAGTAAAGAACAAAAAGAAGCAAATGATTTGAGTAAAAGAGTGGAGTAAATACAGTATGCCAGCAATACAAAGAATGACAGATGCAAATGCCGGAGGAGGTGCTATTACTACAATACCTCAAAGTACTGTAAAAGCCAATTCATTGGTTGTTGCAGTTGATGGTTCTAAAGGTACAGGACATGGTATAGGATTACACGCCAATCTTGCCTGGGACACACAAGGTGGGAATTCTACTGTTAAAGCAGGTGGAATTGCAATTAACACTACAGGTAATACAGATACTTGTGGTCATGCTAGAGTAGGAGGTTCGGGAGACGTAAACGTAGGATAATATGGCAAAAGTAAAATTAGTAAAAACAACAACAAGTGATAAAGTAGTAGAACCAAGTAGACTTAAAACTTACATTGGGTTTTCTACTGTTAATAGAGACTTTGATAGTAATACATTGTATGATTATGAATTAGCAAGGACTGATTTGTTGAATAGTTTGTATATTAAAAAGGGTGAAAAGTTAGAAAATCCTGATTATGGTACAATTATTTGGGATTTATTGTTTGAACCTTTTTCATCTGATGTATCAAAAGCAGTAGAAGAAGATATGATTTCAATAGTTGAACAAGATCCTCGATGGAGGTTAGATACTCTTAGAATACAACAAGAAGAACATGGACTTCTTATTGCTTTAGAAATAACTTATGTACCATATAATATAGGTGAAAATTTATCACTTATGTTTGACCAAGATGCAGGTTTAACAGTAGAATCATCGGCTCCAACTAATAATGTAGATGTTTCTGCAACAGGTGAAGTGGCACCAACATACTAATAATATACGCATATTATATTTAAAATAAATACGTATAGAACATGGCAACAACAGATAGACAAAACTCATTACTGATATCTCAAGATTGGCAGAAGATTTATAGATCTTTCCAACAAGCGGATTTTTTATCATATGATTTCGATACAATACGTAGAACAATGATTCAATATCTGCGTTCAAACTATCCAGAAGACTTTAATGATTACATTGAATCAAGTGAATATATTGCACTTATTGACTTGATTGCATATTTAGGACAAAATTTAAGTTTCAGAGTAGATCTTAATGCAAGAGAAAATTTTATAGATACTGCTCAAAGACGAGATAGTATTTTACGTCTTGCACGATTATTAAGTTATGTGCCAAAAAGAAATATTTCAGCGGCTGGATTGCTTAAAATTAATAGTGTTTCAACAACAGAATCAGTGACAGATTCAAATGGATCAGACTTATCAAATACTTTGATTAGTTGGAATGATCCTACAAATTCAAATTGGTTTGAACAATTTATTACTATAATAAATGCATCTTTATCAGGTACACAAAAATTTGGGTCTCCTGCTATTAGAGATTTAATTGGTGGAGTTACAACTCATCAATATAAATTTGCTACAACTAATATAGATCTTCCAATTTTTAAATTTAGTCGTGCTATTAATTCTCAGCAAATGCAATTTGAATTGGTTAGTGCAACAACTAGGAATCAGAATTACATTTATGAAGAATCACCAATACCTGGTAATAGATTTGGATTTTTATATCGTGCTGATGGACAAGGTAATGCATCTTCTAATACAGGATTTTTTACAATGTTTAAACAAGGATCGTTAAGCTTTAGTGAGTTTACGGTTACTGATCCGTCACCAAATACAATTGTATCTATAGATAAAAATAATGTAAACAATTCCGATGTTTGGTTATATGATTTAACAGAGTCTGGTACATTAGATAATGCTTGGACCAAAGTTCCTGCAGTTACAGGTAATAATGTAATTTATAATTCTGTTAGTGAAACTATTAGAAAATTGTTCAGTGTAAACACAAGAGCAAATGACCAAATAGATTTAGTTTTTGCTGATGGTGTGTTTGGAGATAATCCAAAAGGTCTTTTCCGAGCATATTATAGATCTAGTATAAATCAAACTTATACAATAAGACCAAAAGACATGAATAATGTTTCTGCGTCATTTGTTTATGCGAATTCAAAAGGACAAACTAACACATTAACAGTTTCAATGAGTCTTCAAAATACAGTTGATAATGCAACAGTAACTGAAAGCAATGCGGATATTAAAGCAAATGCCCCTCAGGCTTATTATACAAATAACAGAATGACTACTGCGGAAGATTATCAAATAGTTCCTTTAACACAATTCCAAGGAATTGCAAAAACTAAAGCAGTAAATAGGACTGCTTCTGGTATTTCTCGTTATTATGATTTAATAGATCCAACTGGAGCATATTCTAGTACAAATATTTTTTCAGATGAAGGTATTGTTTATAAAGAAGAAGCAACATCGTCTACACAATTTTCATTTACATCAAGTGGTGATATACAAAATGTTATAAAAAATACAATAGAACCATTATTAAAATCATATGCTATTAAAGATTTTTATTATGGTAGTTATACACGTCAAAGTACAGGAACAGCATACACTTGGAATTTAAGTTCATCTGCCACAAACGCATATACAGGTTACGTTTTAGAAACTGGAGCATTAGCGGTAGGTGATTACACTACAACAAATTTAAAATATTTAAAAGTTGGTTCATTGTTAAAATT